GGTGAACGCGCAAGAACGGCTTACGAAATGGCAGACGCCATGCTGAAAGCGAGGGGAGCATGACACCCGTGGAGCGTATGCTGGGTATGCTGACTAACGTCAAAGGTCGCAATGGGTCTTGGACGGCTTGTTGCCCTGCGCATAACGACAGAGGGCCATCCCTCGCAATACGCGAGAACGAAGATGGTCGAATTCTGCTTCACTGCTTTGCTGGGTGCGAGACGTTAAACGTCGTGCAGGCTTTAGGCATGGACATGACTGACCTGTTCCCACCAGACGACAAGCGACGCGAGTACCCAATCGAAGGAAAGAAGAGCATGAAGCCTGCGTTCTTTGCCAGCGACCTGATGCGAATCATTTCGTTTGAGGCTTTGGTAGTTGCTATCTGCGCCTACGACATGAGTCAAGGTAAGAAGTTAAGCGAAGGCGATAGAGAGCGAATGAAATTATCACAACAGAGAATTGAGGAGGCGGTGAAATATGCAAATGTCTGATGTACACAAAAGAGCGCAAGAGTTGGACGAGGCTCGAAAAATTCGTATTGTTCGACCTGACGAAGTTGACTTTGAAAAATACCTTAAAGCTAACGACGTTGCTCAAAAGGTAAAAAATGCAGGCGAGTTTTTGGATGAAATTGAGGAAGAGATTGCAAGCCCTAAGAAGGATGATTTTCAGACAATGCCGTGGACAAAGACTCACGCAGGGTTTCAGTTCCGCGCAGGTGAGGTTACCTTGTACGCTGGTGGTAACGGTGGCGGTAAGAGCATGGTGACTGGGCAGATTGCTATGGGACTTATCAAGCAAGGGCAACGCGTGATGATTGCTTCGTTTGAGATGAAACCAAAACGTACCTTATTTCGTATGCTTCGACAGTTTGCTGGTGAGAACATCGACTTTCCACGCTACACAGACAAAGCAAAATACTTGACAAGTCTTATTACTCGCATGAGAGCCTTTGCTCACGCCAACCTTTGGTTGTATGACCAACAAGGAACCGTGACTGCACAGCAGGTCATTGCGGTATCACGCTATAGCGCTGTTGAGTTGGGTATCCAACATATTTTTATTGACTCGTTGATGAAGTGTGTGTCTGGTGAGGATGACTACAACGCACAGAAATCTTTTGTTGATGAGTTGACTTCGTTAGCGCGTGACCACAACGTCCATGTTCACTTGATTCACCACATTCGTAAGTTGGCAAGTGAAGAGGTAAAACCCAACAAGAACGACATCAAGGGTTCTGGTTCTATCAGCGACCAAGTTGATAACGTGCTGATGGTTTGGCGCAACAAGAAAAAAGAACACGATGCACAGAACGGTTCAGTTGACGTACAAATTCCAGACGCTTACCTTATGTGCGAGAAGCAACGCAACGGCGAGTCAGAGGATTGGTACTCACTTTGGTATCTTAAAGACAGCCAACAGTTTGTGGAGTATCACGATTCGATACCTATGTCTTTTGACGGTGGGGGGAGATTTTGAATGAGACGCAAGAAGGTAAAGGAGCAGATGAACATCGTCACCGTTGTCTCGTTCGGGAAGTTATCAAAATGCGTCTCACAAATCGCGATAGCGCACACCGTTGGCTCCACGGTTACGTTGACCACCTTGGGAAACGTCACAAGGGATGGAATGAACTTCATCCCAACTCACAACTTGAGGCGGATGTTAGAGACCAATGGTCAAAGGGAAATAGAGGAACACATGGAGAATGGAAATGATTGAACTTACCTTGCCTTGGCCTCCCACGGTCAACACATATTGGCGCAACTTTAATGGGCGCGTCCTCATCAGCGCAAAGGGGCGCGAGTATCGTAAAGCTGTCGCTGACCAAGTGTTGATACAGCGTGCCAACAAACACATTGACTACGCGGTGAAGGTAGAGATTGAATGCTTTCGCCCAGACCGTCGTCGTCGTGACTTGGACAATCTTTTGAAAGCATTGCTTGACTCTATGACTCACGCTGGGGTTATGCAAGACGACGCTTTGATAGAAGACCTACGGGTTTATTGGGCGGATGAGGTTGGCGGTATGGTCAAGATAACCATAGAAGGAATTTTATGAATTGGATTATTTCTTTAGTAATTGTGTATTTTCTTTTTTCAGGGCAACCAGCTTTGATTGATATGTTGCACGACCAAGTCACGCATTACTTAGTTGAAAAAGAAAAGAGTCGTAAATGAAAACGGAACCACAACTAATTGACATCTATGCAATGTTTGCGTTGATGGTGTTAATGCAAAAACCACACAAAACAGCTAAGTCAAAAATAGATATTGCTTATGAAGCATTTGAGCAAGCGCAAACAATGATGGACGTGAGAGAAGATTTTGTAAAAGAAGGGGGGAAATAATGGGCGAACTCATCAACATTGGGGCAATATTTTTTATGTTGTCTGGAATGATTGCTTGGGCTGTATTTTTATTTTTAATTTGGTTTTATTGGATTTGTAAACCTGAAAAGAAAGGTGACTTATGAGCGAAGACAGAGACCCACATAAAGCAGTTGATTACATATTGCTTAACGGAAAGAATTTTGCAAAAGCGAAGGCTGAGAGGTGCTACATAGAAGAGTTCCGTAAGTCAAAAAAAGCAATATTGATGAAGCGAAGTATGGAGAACGCAATTGGAGCGCAAGAGCGCGAGGCATACGCGCATCCTGAGTATGTGCAACTCCTTGAAGGGTTGCGTGAAGCGATTGAGATAGAAGAAAAATTGCGTTGGGATTTACTGGGCGCACAAGCCCGTGTAGAAATCTGGCGTACCGAGCAAGCAAACAACAGGGCAGAAGGAAAGGCAACTATATGAGAACTCGCATGATTACATTTTTTTTAATATGTCAACTAGGATGGTTAGAGGGGTGTTCGTCAACTAAGGTTGCAGAGGCTCCCCCTGCGCTGTCTTCACAGACATTGGTGTTGGATAAGTACGTTCACCCACTTAGTCGCATGGAGCAGATTGACGCTATCAAAGACTGCCAAGAAGTTGGATTGCGTCCTAGATTGGTGTACGGTAAGCGCGTTGTCAACGGTTATACCGCTGACGTAGTGCTTGATGTTATTTGTGCAAACAAATATGTTTTCTAACTACGTCGTTATTGGCGTGGGATTTTATTTTTTATGTTATTTACTTTGGAGGGTTGTTATGAAAACGCCAGAAGACGAAGAATTTAATCGTATTGAAATGGAGTCTCGCATCAAGCAAGAGTACATCCGTGACATGAAGCAACCATCAAGAGAGCAACTAATGGCAGAGGTCGCCCTGTTAACTGAGTTGGTGCGCGTTTTGTCTGACCGACTGGCTAAGTTGGAGAACAAGCAATGACCCAAGATGAAATCATTGAGATGGCTAGACAGGCTGGCATTGTTGTAACTGGGGAAGCAATTTATACACTTTGCAAACTGGCGGTAGAAAAAGAGCGTGAGGTGGTGGCTAACTGGATTATGAATAAAGGTTTTGCGACTGGACACGGGGATAGTATTGTTGATTTGCTTGACCAACTCCAATGGCAAATAGAAGAGAAAGAGCGTGAGGCGTGTGCAAAGTTGTGTGATGCATTGGCAGTACATCCTGAGTACGCGTCTGAAGTAACAAAGTTGGCGGCTATGGCAATCCGAGCAAGGGGACAAGCATGACTGAAGAAGACGATGACATCCAAGACTACAAGCGACCTTGGGTTGGGTTGACGGATGAGGAATATCAACAGTTATTGGTTGAACATGACGACGGTGGATTGATAACGTTCTACAACTTAGTAGAAGCCAAACTGAGAAGCAAAAACACATGACCACTAAAGCAGAGCGCAAGCACATGAGCGCTGTAGCTGAGTTAGGTTGTGCCGTATGTCGACGAATGGGGTATGCGGGTACGCCTGCGGAGTTGCACCATCCAAGGCGATTGGCGGGGGGTTGGGGGCGTTCTAGCCACATGGACGTCATACCGCTATGCCCAGAGCATCACAGAGGCTCTACGGGGCTACACGGGCTTGGTACAAAGGGCTTCCCTAAGCGTTGGGGGTTTGATGAGGCTGACTTGTTGGCGGATACCAAATTGTTGCTTGGAAGCAACGAGACGTAGGTGTTTTCCCTATTTTTGTAAAAAGTGTTGATTGTTTGTTTATTTTGGGCTTAAACTAGCGTTACTGACAAAGCAAGGGGCTGAGTCAGGTAACTTAACGAAAGCGAATCATGAAATCAAACGACATCCAACTCACAGAAGTAGACACACTAGGTAACTTATTGGCTCAGATTGCTGAGTTGACTAAGCAAGCCGAGACCATTAAAGACAGCATCAAAGAAGCTGGCGCTGACGGCTTGCTTGCAGTTGACGACGAAGGTGTGCGTCACGTTGACGGTAACCTCTTCCGCGCTACATACATTGAGTCAAACCGCTCTACCTTTGACAGCAAAAAATTCATTGCCAAGTTTGGCGCTACTGTGTACGCCGAGTACACCAAGACGTCCGCTGTGTTCAGCGTCAAAGTAACTTCACGTTAATCAGGAGATACGAACATGGACTTCCAAACAATCTACACCCAAGCCCTTGACGCCGCGAAAGCGGCTGAAGCCGAAATCTTTGCCAAGTATGGCGAACCAGCTTACTGCGGTTTTGCTTGGGTTGACTTCCCAAGCGCACGCACACCGTTTGTGGCTTGGTGCAAGAAAAACAATGTTGGCTCCAAGCATTGGAAAAAGGGTTGGTCAATCTGGAACCCAGCAGGCAACCACACCCAATCAATGGACATCAAGGAAGCTGGCGCTCAGGCGTTCTCTGAAGTGATGAACCAACACGGCGTTCAGTGCTACATGGGTTCACGAGCAGATTAATCACAAGGGGGCGCAAGCCCCCTGTAACCAAAACGAAAGCGAATCGGTTATGAAACACGCGCAAGCAGATTACATCAACGCAGGTTACAGGTATGAGAAGGCGTCTAACGCTGACAAGGCTCGTGCTGTAGCAGAGGGCATACGCAAGATGCTTAACGACGAACATATCAATGAGCAAACAGACGCACGTTACTTTGTTGAGCGTGGGCGTCAGGAAGCGAGACAAACATGAGCACCCAACATATTAAACAACCACAAGCGGAGACTGTTATGTCAGACTACATCAAAGGCTTTGACGCTGG